GCTTCCCGCGCTCACATGGCGTCCTACGACATCATGTTCGGTGCCGCGGCCGCGGACACGACCCAGGCCGAAGTTCTGGTCACCGCTTAAGGCTACCCATGAGAATCGCCACAACCATCTCGGTGGACCGAAACGACAAGGCTAAGATTGTCGCCGGCCCCGAAGTCGATGCGTCACTCCAGCGCACCGCCTTCAACACCGCGACTATTCCCGAGGGAGGCAAACTGATCCTGTGGATACAGGGCAGTCTGGCACCGAAGATTCGTAAGGGTTAACAAACCAAAACTGGGGAGGTCGCTGGATACGCTGGTGACCTCCCCTTTAACCGAAACACAATTTTATGGCCGTCCAAGCAGACATTTCGACTGAGTATTCAATGGGACGCGAAGGTTTCGCGCTCATTACCAGCACCGCCGCTCAGACCGGCAACTGGGCTGGCTTGATTCCTACTGAGCCGACGGTGTTTACGTCCATCACTGGCTACCAGATCTCCGGCACTTGGACCTCAAAGACCATCCCGGCTGGGTTTCCGCTGGTGGGCAATATCACCGGCTTTCAAATCTCTTCCGGCAGCGTGGTGGCCTTCCTTGCCCGCAGCTAAATGATCGCAAACGGCATAGCACTGAATAGGTTATTCCCGGGTCAAGCCGGTGGCACCGACCTGCCTGTGCTGCGCCGTGACCTTCTCCAGGAGGACGAGTTCTTCATCCTGCAGGAGGACGGCATCGGAAAAATCGTAATCACGTTCGGCACCTTTGATTCCTTACTGAGAGAGGACGCTGGTTTTCTCTTTCGGGAGGACGACGGAAAACTTCAAATTCAATCAAACTGACCCATGGCAGACTCAAAGATTACAGCACTAACAGCCTTAACGGCTGCTGATCCAGTCAACGATATGTTTCCGGTGGTCGATGTATCTGATACGTCGATGGCCGCATCTGGTACAACCAAACGTATCAGCGTCAACAATCTGCTCTCATCCTCTCCAACCGCGAGTGGAGCATTAACTGTCACCGGACTCGTTACCGCTGGCTCCGCTACCATCACCGGCGCGGCTACGGTGGGAACGACGCTGGGTGTTACTGGAGCTTCTACACTTGCTTCAGTAGGTGTCACTGGAGCAGCTACGGTTGGAACGACCCTTTTGGTTGGAACAAATGCGACTCTTACCAACGGCAACGTCATTATTGGCACCTCCGGCAAAGGCATTGACTTCGCCGCGACTGCGAGCGGCAGCGGAACGATGACCTCCGAGCTACTGAACGATTACGAGGAGGGGACGTTTACCGCTACGTTGAATGGAAGTGTTTTTAATCCTACCGTTACTCAGTCAACAACAGGAAGATACACCAAAGTAGGCCGTCAGGTTACTGTTCAGATTTTCTTTAATAACGTAGACACAACGGGAGCATCTGGCGGAATACAAGTTATAGGTTTACCGTTTGCAAATAACGGGGCTGTTGAAGCTATTTCAATCGCAGGGTTTATTAATATGGCAGTATTTACTGGTTCTATTTTTGGATTAACGCTTGCGGGTAGCACTTCAATTGGAATGTATTCGTCTCAATCCTCGGGTTCTGCTGCACCAGTAACATACAATGCTGGAGCGGTTCAATATCTCTGGGCTAACTTAACCTACACCGTCTAATCATATGCTAACAGAACGCACCATTTTCTCGCTTTGCGAGGTTCTTCCTAACACGACGCTTCAGGTTCGCTTGTCGGATCAGATCGTCGATGGCGAATCCGTGAAGGCTTCCACCTTCCGCCGCTATTGCCTGCATCCCGGCTCAGACCTTACGGGTCAGCCTGAGCAGGTTGTTGCGATTGCCAACGCTGTCTGGACTCCTGCCGCTGTCGCAGCCTACGCCGCCGCTCAAACCCCTAGCCTCACCATCCAATGATCGTACCAGTCAATATCGTCGCAGTGCAGGTAAACCAGAACAACTCGTTGTTCGTCACGACCGGCGTTGATTACGACAGCGACGGCGCGGTTGTCGGGTCTGAGATTACCTCGCAGTACACGCTCGTTCCCGGTGACTCGCTGGAAGGCCAGCCAACCGAGGTGGTGAATATCGCCAATGCGCTGTGGACTCCGGCGGTTGTGGAGGCTTACAAGCTGGCGAATCCCGTGGTTGAAGCCGTCCAGCCCACCGAGTAATGGAACCAACGAACAGCAGCACCAGCCCTGGACTCAGCCTAGCAGCAGCGGCAGGTGCCACCGCTGTTTCGTTTCTCCCATGGCTTACCGAATGGGTAAGGCTTATCACCGCGCTTATTGGCTTAGCCTGCGCCTGTTACGGAGCCTATAGGCTGTTCAAATCCAAATGAAAAACACGAAAACAACTCTCGCCGGTGTAGGTGCCATCCTCGTCGCTGTTGGTGGGGCTCTTAAGGCCCTGTTCGACGGTGACCCGACAACCAACCTCGACCTGACTACCACCATCGCCGCGGTGACCGCTGGTATCGGCCTGATCTGGGCCAAGGATGCCAAGGAAGCCGAAGTTACCAAGCCGTGAACTGGGTCTACCAGATCCTCAAGGCCCTGCTTGATTGGCTCCGCGAAACACCACCTACCGATGTGCAACATGGCAAAGCTCCCGAGGCCCTCAAGAGCGATCTGGCTGATCGCATTGCTGACCTCCCTGGGTTGCCAGATGACACGGGTGGTCCTGGTGCCAAGCGGTGATCCGGTGATGCTGGCACAGCCGGTAAAGGCCAGCGTGTACGGATTCGATGCCGACAAGAAGCTGGTCGGGCCTTCCCGGGTGACCCTCCCGGCCGGCTGGTACGTCCTACCCAAGAAATAATATGGCTCAACAAACGATCAACATCGGCACCATCGCCAACGACAACACCGGGGACACCCTCCGCGGCGCCGGCGAGAAGATTAACGACAACTTCGACGAGCTATATGCCGCCCTGCCGTTGGTTACACCGACGACCTGGGTGCCGACCCTCATCGACTCCGGCGGTGGCCGCACCTTCGCCATCACCACCAACACCGCCCGACACACCACCATCGGATGTGTTACCACCTTCACCGCGGACGTCACCGTCAACTCGGTGAGCGGATCCGCCACGGGCAACCTCCGGCTGTCGCTACCCGATGCCGTGACCTACGAGGCCGCCGCGGCGGTGTGGCTGAACAACGGAACCAACCAGGCCAAGACCGCCATCATCGCTCGCCTAATCGCCGGCACCAGCTACCTCGAGCTGTCGCGCTTTGAGAACGGAGCCGCCGATAGCCTAGCCCCCCATCTCCAGGCCACCAGCCGCCTAATAGTCTCCGGCACCTACTTCACCACCTGATGACCACCATCGGATCCAGTCTCCAGCAGGGCATGGCAGTGCTCCAGCAAATGCTGGGGGCGCCGATGTTCATCTGGCAGGGGACGTCGATCCGGTGCATCCCGGCTGCCGTCAACGATGCCAACGTGCCCATCTCCGGTGGGTTCCAGGACAACGTGACCTCTAGGATTCTGGTCATGTTTTCCGACTGGAAAACCTGCGACAGCACCCTGGTCTCGATGGACTCGACGCTCTACACGCTCGACCAGGGCACGACCTTTTCCCGGCTACTTAAGGAGGACGGCCTGTTCATCCTCCAGGAGAACAGCGACCGCATCGCTCTCACCTTCTGCAAGCCTCGGCCGGTGGTCGGTAGGACTCTGGTTTATCAAGGCCGCACCCTCCGCATCCTGTCCTGCCGCGTGGATGCCTCCGGCGCCTACTACAACCTCGAGCTGGGGGCAAAGACCAAGTGAAATTCGGAGTCAACATGACGGTCGACAGCGGCAAGTTCGACCTTGCCATGAAGCAGTATCTGCTGACGACAAGCCGCGACCTTCACAAGGCCATCAACAGCAGGTTCTTCTACCTGATGGTCCGGCTGTTCGTTTTGGTGCCGCCCAAGAGCCCGGGCCAGGAGCGCCGGAGAATCGCCGACTACCTGGGCACGCCCGTCGGTGACATCAATCGAAAGTCAAAGAAGACCGGCAAACGTGTTGGAACCTCAAGAATTCTCAGGAGAGTCCACCTTATCGTTCAAGCAAAAGCCGCTAAAAACCCAACAGCAAACCTAAACGGAGGCCATGGTCTTTACGGAAAAAGAATGAAGGCGGCTGCCTCGGCGTTGATGAAGAAGTCCATTGGATCTGTTGGATATCTTCGCAGCGCGGTGGTGAAATCAATCCGCATCTACAACCGTGGATTCAGCCAATACTCTGCCCCCAAGTGGGTGCCATTAGTCAAACCCCCAGGATACAGGGCAAAAAAGAAACCAAACGCCGCCCTTGTTGCCGTGGCTAATCAGTACGGTTTACAAGAGGAAAACATAGCCATTCACAAAGGCACTGTTGCACATGGATTCCAGGCGGTTCCTGGATTTAATCCCACTGCTTTCGTTTCGATGCGTACAGGTGTGGCAGACAACCAGTACAACCGAGTGGCGCAAATCTACAACGAGGCAATGCAGAAGGCCATGGACGACGAGACGACTGAGATGATCAACCACATGACCGAGGCCCTTCTGGCCAACGGCAAGGTTCTCGAAGACAACGGGATCACAATCAAATGAACGCCGCCGCCCTAAGAGCTGAACTTGCAGTCGCTGACTACCTGGCGGCCGCCGACTGGTCGGCCTCCGGCGCCGGCACGCCCACATGCCTCACGTCCTACAGCCGCGGCCTCTACGACGACCCCGACGACCAGGACGTCATGCCCAACTTTCCGCGCCTGGTTGTCTCGACCAATTCAGCCAGGCCAATGCAGCGCACCGACTTAACCTGCGAAGTCGAGATCGCTGTCGAGTTACAGCTATCGGCCGACGACACCGACGAGGCTGCTGTCCTGACCACCGTCCAGGTGCTCGACAATCGGATCCTGCCGCTGTTCGACGACACCGGGGCTTCTGCCCTTAACGCACCATCAAACGACCCCAGCGGCCCATTTACGGCGCAATTTGCCGCCCCTCTGGACTTTGGGGCATCCTCAATCTCTAATCGGTCCAGGACGTTTACCAGGACATTCACCCTCTACTGTTCCGCAACCATCTAACCACCCACACGAATGGCTAATTCACAAGGACTCGTATACCAATTTGGCTCACCGGCTTCGGTGACCATGTACGGCATCAACAACACAACCGCTGTATTTACGGCTCTGACGTCGATTGAGAGCTACGACATCACTCACGAATCCGACACTGAGGAGGTTCGAAACAGCGCTGGAGAAGTGGTCGGTCACATCGGCTACAACGAACGGGTGACCCTTAACCTGAACCTGATTCCATCTGGTGCCCTTGCAGGCGATCCCCTAGCCTTCTGCTCACTAGCTCCTGTCAACGGCACCGTCGAGATAAGCGGCGCTCCAATAATCTCAATGATGGGCACCGCTAACATCCTAAACACCGCTGTCAGCGGCCGGTTCATCTATGCTGGCGGTGGCTCGGTCAAAATGACCCAGAGCGGCAAGGCCGTGGTCTCGATTACCGTAAAGAAGTACAAGAACCTGACCACCGCTGCCGCTATCGCCTTGAACGTGTGAGCAGCCTGGCCGCCATCCTAAGCGCAACAGCCAAGCCCTGTCCGATGGTCATCGGGCTCCGCATGGTGCCCTTTACTGTCGGCCATGCCATCCTGCTGCATCGCCTCGGATCGCCTTTTGTCACCGGAGGCCGGGCCAGTGCAAACGACCTGGTCGAGGCTGTTGTCGTGTGCAGCCAATCCGCCGAGGAGTCGATCAAGACCATGGCCTCGGTGTTCCGGTGGGTGCCTCTCCGGCTGATGCGCAAGAAGGTCAGCAATTCCGACCTGGTCAAGGAGTGCCACACCCTCCAGGAATGGATTGGAGACAAATCCGACTGCCCCGAGGTTCTGAGGCAGCCCGGTGCAGGATCCAGGGAGGCAGCTATGCCCTGGCCCGAAAGGCTGCTGGTTGGCCT